CTGATGAACCTGATGAGCCAGATGTACCTGATGAACCGCTTGAACCTGATGTGCCAGATGAACCTGATGAGCCTGAAGTGCCTGATGAACCTGATGAACCAGATGTGCCTGAAGTACCGTCTACACCGCTTACACCTGATGAGCCTGAAGTTCCTGATGAACCTGATGAACCACTTGTACCAGATGAACCTGATGAGCCTGAAGTTCCTGACGAACCTGATGAACCAGATGTGCCTGAAGAGCCACTAGTACCTGAAGTACCGTCTACACCTGAAACTCCTGATGAGCCTGATGTTCCTGATGAGCCTGATGAGCCTGATGTACCTGATGAACCACTTGAACCTGATGTTCCTGATGAACCTGATGAACCTGAAGTACCAGATGAGCCTGAAGAGCCAGATGTACCTGAAGTACCGTCTACACCACTTACGCCTGATGAGCCTGAAGTACCTGACGAACCTGATGAGCCTGAAGTTCCTGATGAACCTGATGTTCCTGATGAACCTGATGAACCTGAAGTACCGTCTACACCACTTACGCCTGATGAGCCTGAAGTACCTGACGAACCTGATGAGCCTGAAGTTCCTGATGAACCTGATGTTCCTGATGAACCTGATGAACCTGAAGTACCTGATGAACCAGATGAACCAGAAGTACCTGATGAACCTGATGAACCGCTAGTTCCTGAAGAACCGCTTGTACCTGATGAACCAGATGAACCGCTAGTACCAGATGAACCGCTAGTACCAGATGAACCTGATGAGCCTGAAGTTCCTGATGAACCTGATGAGCCAGATGTGCCTGAAGAGCCAGATGTGCCTGAAGTACCATCTACACCTGAAACACCAGATGAACCTGATGTACCCGATGAACCTGATGAACCGCTAGTTCCTGATGAACCTGATGAACCTGAAGTACCTGATGAACCTGATGAACCTGAAGTACCTGATGAACCAGATGAACCAGATGTACCAGAAGTGCCGTCTACACCAGAAACACCTGATGAACCTGATGTACCAGATGAGCCGCTTGAACCTGAAGTTCCTGATGAACCTGAAGAACCACTAGTTCCTGATGAACCTGATGAGCCTGAAGTACCTGATGAACCAGAGGTACCTGAAGTACCGTCTACACCAGAAACACCAGAAGATCCTGAAGTACCTGATGAGCCACTTGAACCTGATGTACCAGATGAACCTGAAGAACCAGATGTACCTGAACTACCTGATGAACCAGATGTGCCTGATGAACCGCTTGAACCTGAAGTACCTGAAGTTCCGTCTACGCCTGAAACACCTGAAGAACCAGATGTACCTGATGAACCGCTTGAACCTGAAGTACCTGATGAACCTGAAGAACCGGATGTGCCTGAACTACCTGATGAGCCTGAAGTTCCTGATGAGCCTGATGAGCCTGAAGTACCTGAAGTACCGTCTACACCAGAAACACCTGAAGAACCAGATGTACCTGATGAGCCTGATGAACCTGAAGTACCTGATGAGCCTGATGTACCAGACGAACCTGAGGAACCTGATGAACCTGAGGAACCTGATGAACCTGATGAACCAGATGTGCCGGAAGTGCCGTCTACGCCTGAAACGCCTGATGAGCCTGATGTACCTGAAGAACCAGATGAACCAGATGTACCAGATGAACCACTTGTACCTGAGGAGCCTGAAGATCCTGAAGTACCTGATGAACCTGATGAGCCACTAGTACCTGAAGTACCGTCTACACCTGAAACACCTGAAGATCCGCTAGTTCCCGATGAACCTGATGAACCTGAGGTACCAGATGAGCCACTTGTACCTGAGGAGCCTGAAGATCCTGAAGTACCTGATGAACCTGATGAGCCACTTGAACCAGATGTACCTGAAGTGCCGTCTACGCCTGAAACGCCTGACGAGCCACTAGTTCCTGATGAACCAGATGAGCCAGATGTGCCAGATTCACCTGAAGTACCTGATGAACCTGAAGAACCAGATTCACCTGATGAACCTGATGAACCTGAAGTACCTGAAGTGCCGTCTACGCCACTTACTCCTGATGAACCCGATGTACCTGATGAACCTGATGAGCCAGATTCACCTGAAGTACCTGAGGTACCATTAGATCCATTTATAGTATAAGATACTGCAAATTGTTGGTTTAATGAATTAGTACCATTTGCTGCAATTACACTAACTCCAAATATATGAGTTCCACTTCCAGTTGATACACTTGTAACTTCGTAAATACCAAGTTGAGATGTATCTGATTTTTTATATATAGAAATTGTATCACCAACACTAATTGAAGCTAACCAAGATGAGGCATTAATACTATTAAGTGCTGTATTATTAAATGTTATTTGAGTAACACTTGAATTAGTTCCACTATTAGGACTAAAGAAACCTGCATTCACCGAAGCTCCAACATTCCATTTGATAGTATTGGAACCATCAGCACCAGCAGAACCAGCAGTACCTGATGTACCTGATGAACCTGATGTACCTGATGAACCAGCAGAACCAGATGCTCCTGATGTACCTGAAGAACCTGAAGAACCAGATTCTCCTGATGTACCTGATGAACCAGCAGAACCAGATGCTCCTGATGTACCTGAAGAACCAGATGAACCATCTATTCCAGAAGTACCTGAAGAACCTGAAGAACCAGATTCTCCTGATGTACCTGATGAACCTGAAGAACCAGATTCACCTGAAGTACCTGATGTACCTGATTCGCCTGAAGTGCCTGATGATCCACTTGAACCTGATGTACCAGATGAACCAGCTGAACCAGCACCACCTGAAGTGCTTAGGTTATCAAAGAAAGTAGTTACTGCTACTTGATATGCTGCTACATCAGTACCAACAGGTAAACTAGTTAGACCTGAGAGTCTAGGGCTAAAAATAGGGGCTAATGATTGTGAAGGGGTAACAGCAACAATACCTACTTGTTGGTTCGATGTTCCTAATAATACAGTACCTGTTTCTGATTCTGTTCCGTCTTCACCCCATCCAATATAAAAAGATGCTTCTGTACCAGCACCGTTTCTATAATAAACTTCTTTAATATTATATAAGTGATATTCACCCTCAATTGGTGATGATCCTCCTGGCACACGAGCTGGACCAATAACTGTGTAAATAGGGGATAAGCTTGATTGATATTCTGGGTCGTTACTACCAGTAATATTTTTAGTACTAATAGGAACTTGTGTGTTAGGGTCTAGGAAAGACGCTGAGGCTATATAGTACTCACCAGGTGCTGGGGAGATTCTAGTTAGTACGTTATTAGCGGTAGTAGCCGGGAAATCTGCCACTGTAATGGTAGCAGCTACGGTATCAACCGAAACTACAACAGTACCTGCTGAAAAAGGACCGCTAGCTACTAAAGTTTGACCAGGGCGTACATAATCTATGTTGAGATATGAGCCTTCGTTTGAGACATTTTCAATTGTCTTTGAAGCCGTGTTGTAATCACCTCTAACTCGAACGTAACTATTGCTTCCAGATGCAATAGGGGTAACGTTAGATAAGGCTCCGTAAAAGAGTTGGTCGTGGGCCATGTGCTATAATAGATCTATATGAGTGAATATTCTAGTATAAATATCAAAAATAGAGCCCCAAATTGGGGCTCTATAAAAGACTTTCAAAAATTTTTTTTTAGAAATTAAATGTCATCATTACTGCGCCAAAAATATCTAAACCACCTGATAAACCATAAACGTTTGCAGTACCACCTGTTACAAAAGTTAAGGATCCTGTACCAATTCTAGAAGAGTTAGCACCTGCTACGTTCCAAGCAATAAATACTGGTGGGATTCTGGAGGTGAGTGAACTATTACCTCCTGCACCATTAGTAAGTGCATTTGCTGGCACTGTAAATGATTTAGGGTTTGTTTCTGAGTTATCAATATAAACTTGCATTGAAATCAACTGAACATTTCCTGCTGATGGGGCTTCAATTTCAATAGCTGAATCACTAATTGTAGAAGCATTCAATACAGGAATGTAAGCACCTGCTGTACCACTAGTTGCACCTGTATCAGTTACTGTACAAGTAAATGTATTAGCACCAGTTGATGTGATTGAAACGTGAACATAATCAACGTTGAATCCTCTTAGTACTACATAATCACCAGTTGTCAAACCGTGAGCAGTTGATGTTACTGTCAAAGTAGTACCTGAACGAGTCCAACTCAATCCTCCAAATAATGTACCGGATGACATTAGTTGAGCTGAATCATTACCTGATGAGTATTCGTATCTAACTACGTTAGTATAAACTGTTGAAATACCTCCTCCAGTTCCTGAAGTACCTGATGTACCCGATGAACCATCAGCTCCAGATGTACCTGATGAACCGTTGATACCAGAAGTACCTGATGAACCGTCGACACCAGAAGTACCTGATGAACCAGATGAACCGTCTGTACCTACACCTGAGGTACCTGAAGTACCTGATGAACCGTCTGTACCTACACCTGAGGTACCTGAAGAACCAGATGAACCAGATGAGCCGTTTGTACCTGAAGTACCGTTTGTACCTGAAGTACCGTTTGTACCTGAAGTACCAGAAGTACCATTTATACCAGAAGTACCTGATGAGCCTGATGAACCGTTGATACCAGAAGTACCTGATGAACCAGATGAACCGTCTGTACCTACACCTGAGGTACCTGAAGAACCAGATGAACCAGATGAGCCGTTTGAACCTGAAGTACCGTTTGTACCTGAAGTACCGTTTGTACCTGAAGTTCCGCTTGAACCATCTGCACCGTCTGTACCTGAAGTTCCGTTTGTGCCTGAAGTTCCGTTTGTGCCTGAAGTTCCGCTTGAACCATCTGTACCTGAAGTTCCGCTTGAGCCGTCTGCACCATTTGTGCCTGAAGTTCCGTTTGTACCTGAAGTTCCGCTTGAGCCGTCTGCACCATTTGTGCCTGAAGTTCCGTTTGTACCTGAAGTTCCTGAAGAACCTGAAGTTCCGCTCTCTCCTGAAGTTCCTGAAGAACCTGAAGTTCCACTCTCTCCTGAAGTACCAGATGAACCTGAAGTACCGTCAACACCTGAAGAACCTGATGTTCCTGATGTTCCGCTTGAACCATCTGCACCATTTGTGCCTGAAGTTCCGTTTGTGCCTGAAGTTCCGTTTGTGCCTGAAGTTCCGCTTGAACCGTTTGTACCTGAAGTACCAGAAGAACCTGATGTACCAGAAGAACCTGATGTGCCATTAGTGCCCCCACCACCACTAGTACTACCTACTGGGGCATAAGTTCCATCTGAAAATCTATAGTATAAAGCACCATTATCGGCTGAATTAGAAAATACAGCTACAACACCACTATTGGGTGTTGCTACTCCTGATGTTCCGGTTTGTGTAATATTAATTTGGGCCACTTGTATGTATGTTTATGTATAAATATTAGACTCTTTTATCAAATTATCGTTGCTGATGCAAATGTGCTGTTTTCTCCGAACTCTATAATCCCTGCTATATCTATAGTACCTTGGTTATCAAGTCTATCTTCTACCCATAAATAAGAGTTAGCACGAGCTGTACTACCATCTGGGAGTTCTAATTCAGGGCCTAGTTCTAAAACTAAGTTTCCTACTACTGTTAATCTAAAAGTAGCTATACTAGTATTTTTATTAACTGTAAAAGTTTCACCTCCATATATAATACGCGGAATATAAGAACCTTGTCCAGTAGATGGGTCAGCTGGGACTTGGTAAGCTGATAGGGGTACTTGGTCTAAAAATCTAATATTTGACATTATAATATTTCGTCGTTTAGTCTTCTTCTAGTATTTACGTTTTCAACAAGACGGTTTCTACCATCTTCTGTAACCTGGGGGTCTGGATTAAATACTTGGGGATCTGAGGTAGTTTCCATTGAAAATATAACTTTTGATCTCGAGTTATATTTTTTTATAGAACTTAAATCCTTTTGTACTGTCTCCGGAATTATATATCCATACATATTGATGGTAAATGTACTCTTTACAGAACGTTCTTCACCTTGGTTAGTTTCATTTACTGTGTTGAAACTATCAATTTTAGCTAAAAATTTAAAACGTTCAGGGTTACCCCAATATGCGTCTGATGCATATTCGCATGCTTCGACTATTTTATTGAGTTGTTCTATATAATAAGTTTGTATGACTACATCGTAAGTAACTGTTACATAATCAGGTACAACATTTGCTACAAACTGTTTAGTTTGTACCCTATTATTCAATGCATTAAAATTAGAATAAAAGTTAGAAGGATTATATGATTTTTGCCATGATGTATATAAATTAGGAAAATTAGCGTCTAATTTATTTGTAATACTTCTATTTTTAGTAATTGTATTACGCTTAAACATGATAAGAGGCATCATTATTTTACCATCTTTATCTCTATAATACCCATCTTTTTGAACAGCTTTCCATCTTTCAGGAGAACCATAAATCAATGGCACAGCTATCCTTTGTCCATTTTGAAAAACATAGGGACGAATTACATTTTCAAAGTAATAAAAAATAGCTTCATCTAAATCTTGTAACCCAACAGTAAATTCTTTATATGTGTCTTCTTTACGAGATAATTTAGTAGAACGATTAAATGGGATACCAGTTTGGTTTACATTAGGATTTACAGAATATGGAGTAGCCCCATTAGGATTACCTGCCTGAGTGTAACTTGGGGTAATTAGTCCTTCACTTATCTCTTTTTGAGATTTAGGTACTGGTTTTCTTTGTTTAGCCATTAGAATCGTTCTAATTCAATTTGTACTTTATCTGCTGGTACATAATGTGTTTCACAGATTACTGAAATGTTATATCCGAATTCATTTAGGTCAGTTTCTAATGGGTTGTTTCCATTATCATCTTTAAAATCATAATTCGGGTCTTTACCTACAAAGAATTGAGATATATTTACAGTATCTACTTCGTAGTAAGCCTTTTGATACATAATAATATCACCTACTTGAGGGACTACATTAGCACCATTTGGGTTATCATCATTACAAACATTACTATCTTGACTAGCTGCTAATAAGTCATCTTTCAAAAATCTAAAAGTAAGATTCCAATTGAAATCAGGACCAATTTCACTATCTTTATATCCTTGTCCTCCAAATTCAATTAAAGCATATAATAAAATTGGTGGGTGGTAATATTTGTTGGAAGCGGCTTCTCCGTAAATATTTACTGTGGTTTCTTCAATATCGTATTTGTAAAGGACACATTGTTGAGAGATAATGTTATGCATCAACTCTCGGTTGACGTATCTAAACATACTAATATCTCTTGCTTGTCCGTATAATGCCATTACCCAATAAAGATTACCATTGGTACTTGACCTAATTCACTATTACGTGCTACTGATTCTGCTTGTCTTCTTTCAAGTAATGCTTGACGTGAAGTTGATTCAAAATATTCTCTTAATTTTGTAATTAAAGCTTCTTTTGAAGATGTGGCAGATGCTAATAAATCAGCTTGGTTTAGGGTTACTTCAGATCCTGGGATAGGTACTTGAGTGTATTTACCTCTAACATATCCTAAAATTTCTTTAACTAAAGCTAAGGTATACTCAAAAATCCAAGCTCTACCTACAGAGTTAATTGTATCATAATCGATATTTCTATAAGGTACTTGAGATATATTAGAAATTGAATTGGAATTTATATCTACTGAAGCGCAATATTCTTCAGATTTTAGCATATATTGGAACCAAATTTTATCTCCATTTGCTTGGTCTCCTGGGATTGGGAATATTCTGAGTTTGTTGTTTATAAGTTGAAATGAGAAATTAGAGAATAATACATCCCTATACATTTCTATACCTTGAATAAGTTGTAAATCATAGCTTAGTGGGAACATTAAAAATGAATTAGCACCCCAACCGGCTAAACCAGCAGTTGCTAGAGCTCCCATACCTGTACCTGCAAATCCTAAACCGCCATACATTTGAATAGATGCTGGGACTGCTTGGTAAAATACTCTCATGATTTCAACATCACTACCTGTCAAACCAACAGAAGCAGCCCAATCATCTAAATTATAATCTTGAACACTTGAGGTCAATACGATTGAACCACTATGCCAATCTACATCACCACCTACTCCTGCCCAAGTTCCATATTGTTCAGATAAATTAACAATAGTTTGTAGATTAGGGGTTACAATTGCATCTTGAAAATTTACATTACTATTTTCGTATGAATAAGGAGAGCCTTCTAAAGACAAATAATCTTCTCTTTGTTTATAGGCAAACAATTCGTTAGAGTAAACTGTAACAGCTTCTTCAAAAGCTGCATAAAAATTTATATCTTGTAATTCGACGTTTTCAATAGGGTAACCTAAGCGCAAAGCACAAAACTTTGCTACCTTATCAGCGTCTTTTTGAAAGTCAGGATTATAATCGTAAAAACCAAATGGAGTATCTCCAGGGTGAAAAGATGATGATCCTGGCCAAATAGGAATGTTTGCCATACGTTTTTGTTATAAATATTAAAGAAGGGGCTCTAATTATGAGCCCCTTAAATTAAATATATAAAATTAAATTAAAATATTAAGCAGAGGCTACAACATATTCAATTTGGATTGAGCCTGAGTAGGTAGTGTCACCACCTCCACCAGCCATTGCTTTGATTTCAGTCATGTATGAAAATGAAGAAGTAAGAGCTGATGGAATTTCTAAATCATCATTGCTTAATATAATAGATTTACCTGGTTCTACTTTAAATGTTACAGATTCATCATTATCTTTGATACAATGAATACTAGCAAATTTATCACTTGTTGGAAAATTAGTAATTCTAATATACTTAACATCCGAATTTACAAATGAGCCTGGGGTTTGTTCTGATTTAGAATCTACAAATGAGATGATTCCAATACCTGATCCACTCCATCTATAGTCAATAACTTCAGTCCTTGTAACATAATTATTAATTCCACATACTGTAAAAGCATTATATGATTCCTGAACGTTATAGTTAGGAAGAATAATGGATTCTTGAATAGTTACTTCTAAGCAACCCGTAGCTGGGGTTTTAACGCAGTTATTTGCCATTTATATTTTTATTATAAATATTGCAAGAAATATTATTATTTATTTCTTCCGCTAGAGCCTGAGGTGCCTAAATTCAAACCTTGTTCATTTGCTTCTTCGTATAATCCTATCAAAGAATCTACAATTGGATCCCTATGATTAGTTTTTAAAGATATAGCGCACATATTTTTAACTTTACGTGCTGCTACATATAAAAATCTAAATCCAGAATCAGCCTTACGTTTTAGGTCTACTTGATGATCGTCACCACAAATAATCATTTTACTACGTAAACCAATACGAGTAACGATCATTTCCATCTGTTCATGTGTAACGTTTTGTGCTTCGTCAACTATTACTACGCTATCAAGAAAAGTGCGACCGCGCATAAAACTAACAGGCACAATCTCAATTGCCCCATCGCTGATGAGCTTTTCGATTTTGACTTTGTCATATAAAGAATACATGTTTTGGTATATGGGTTGGACCCATGGGTCCATTTTTTCGCGGAGGTCACCTGGTAGGAAGCCAATTTCCTCCTTACTCACCGTAGGACGTGTAATTATAATTTTTTCGCATTCTCTTGTAAATAATTTTTCTAATGCGACTTGGCATGCTAATAATGTCTTGCCTGAACCAGCCGATCCGGCTAGTAATGTAACTGTATTATTTAGGATTTTTGCTTTTGCTTCTTTTTGTTCTTCATTTAATTGAATTTTAAACTTGATTGGGGTTTTAGGTCTTCGTTTTTCTACAAAGACCTCATCGTTGTGATGATTTGAAGCCATAAAATAAGAACTTTTGTTGTTGATTATACATATGAAAAAAGAACCCCGCTTTCGCGGGGTTCCTCTTCCTTTTCAGAAATAATACTATAAATTTATGTATTAAAGGGTATTTAAACCGTTTACATATAATTTAGCGTAGAATTCTGGACGAATCATCTTCTTAGCGTATCTAGTTAAGAGACCTTTACGTGGAGTAAATGTATCTGGATCGTAGATAAGCGGAGTCATGATTAACGGAATGTATGGAGCAAATACAGCACCAGACTCTAAGAACTGTGAACCTCTGTAACCTAATAAGATTAAGTTTTCGTTCATGTATGGGTTCTTATAAACATCCATTCTGTTGTTTAATGAACCAGCTTTCTGAACACCGAAGGCATAGTTTTTAGTTACATCACCGTCTGAAGTAGAAGCGTATCCAGGGATTGACTCGAGGATAGTAGCTACAGCAGGAGAAATTACCATAAAGTTTGCACCACCTCTAAGAGTTAACTGGTGAATCTTGTTAGATAACTTCTGGATCTTAGTTCCTAAAGTTTGGAACCAACCACCTTGTGTATTGTAGAAACCAGAAGCGTCTACTGTAAACTCAGTACCAGCGGCGTTGAGTTGGCGGTTGTTTTGAGCTGACCAGTACTCTGTACCAGCTGCAGCGTCGTTGATTAACATTTCGAGGATCTCGAGGTCGATTTCTAATGAAATGTACTCGCTCATAATGTTAGTTACTTCAGCTTCAGCGTCAAGAGCTTGGTAAGCGTTAAGATCTTGTGCGAACTCAGGAGTCCAAACAGCTCTTAACTTCTTAGTCTTGGCTACGATAGCCTCACTTCTCATCTGAATGTTGATCTCAGGGATGTCGATGTCAGTTTGAGATAATGAGTTAGGGTAAGCATAGTCGTTACCAGCTTCGAAATCACCTACTTCGTAAGGAGACATTGTAGTTTGCTTTTGGTAGTATACAATAGCGTTGTTGCCCTGTGTGATAACACCGTCAGAAGCAGAAACTACGAATTGGATGTTATTACCAACTACTTTAGTTAAAGCCATTACTAAGTTATCAGCACCAACAGTTGAACCTGAAACTAATACGAATCCACGTACTGCTTCTGGGTCATAGTTAGGGATAGCTGCTAATGGGAAAGTAACTACGTGTAACTCATCAGCCTCTAAAGAAGCAGTTAATCTTGAGTCGAAGTTAATGTCCTGGTTTGAACCTGAGCTAGCAACAGTCATTGTTGTAGCTGAAGAAGAAAACTGGTTAGTAGAATAAGTAAATCTACCAGCACCGTATAAACCACCTGTGTTTACTGCACCTAAGTTAGAGGCATCAGTTTCGAATGGGTAAGCACCAGAATTCTTAGTACCGTAAAGTGATTCGCCCTGTGTGAATGGGTTTTTATTATCACCGTACTGGAAGTCTAAATAGAATACAAGACCTGAAGGTAAGTTCATTGGCTGTACAGAAACGAATTCTTTAGCAGCGATCTGACCGAATACCTTACGAACTAATGGGAGGGCGATGCCTGCCCACTGCTCACCTGTACCTACTGTGAAATTAGCTGAACCACCAGTTGATGATTGCTCAACTACTAATTGCTTAGCTTGGTTCTCAAGGATTAAAGACATGTTGTTCTTATTAATCTCGCTACCGAGACCTTCTAATAAACCTGTCTTTTCCCACTTGTTAGCCAATCTAGCAGCGTCGCTTTGGAGGTTTTTCCAACCTTCACCAGCAGACTCTAAAAGAGATTGAATTTGTGACATTGTTTAAATGTGTTTTTGAATTGTTATTATTATTTTATACCAGCTAATTTTTGCCATCTAGCCACTTGTGGATCAATTTCCATAATTGGTCTTTTCTGGGCAACACCAGCTGCTTTAGAAGCTGAACCTAATGATTCTTTGATTTGAGTTTTAGGAGTATTTTTGATACCTTCATTCAAAGTTTCAAATACAAGTTTAACTTCTTTTACACTTGACGCCTTGTCAAATGCTTCTAAAACTTTTACCTTTTGAGCTTCTTGTAAGTTTTTAGCTCTAAAGATTTTATTTGTGTAAAGAAGTTTAGCATTGAGTAAATTTACTTCTTGAAGATCAGATCTTAATTCTTCGATCTCTTTCTTCATTTCGTCCATTTCTTCCATACCTTCTTTAGGACCGATGTCGTGACCTGCACCAGACTTTTTCATACCACCAACAGCACCTGATGCTGCTAATTTGAGTAAGTCTTTTACGGAAACTTTTTCACCATCTACAGTAATGATTTTAGAAAGTAATTCCTTGTCATTGTAAAGTTGCTTAAGTTTATCCATTGCAGCTTCATCTAAATCCTCTTTTTCATCGTGCATCCCGTCTAAGTAGCCTTCTTCTTCAGCATCTGTGCGGGCGTTTTCGTCTACAGTTTCTTCGTCTTCAACATCTACGTCAACGTCAACTTCTTCCTC